GTATGATAGTAGTGCCGAGCCGATGCTTCATCAGGCTCGACATTAATGGGCTTGATTCTAATAATAAAGTACATTAATGGTTTGGTATTGAAAATAAAGTACACAAATTCCTTACAATTACTTGCAAATTAAGAATTGAACATGCTAAAGTATGCTAAAATTGAGTATAGCTCTTTACTTATCGAAAACTAAATACACTTGCTCTTACTCTAGCCGACATGGTTTCCAGTCGGCTGAGCAGACATTACACTACACCCAAACTATTATACTCTACAAGATGGGAGCGGTTAGAGCATGGTTCCCAATGCTCTGCGACTATACACAGAGAGTCGATATTTCTGGGGATAAACATATTATTTATTGCGCGAGTACTGAGCGAAGTGCGAAGCACTGAGCGAAGCGATTTTTCTTGCTATATTTATTCGGTGATAGTACGGCGATAGCTATGGGAACCTTAATTTGGTTGGAAATTTTGCAACGTAATATTATTTCGATACCGAAAGATGTAGGGTACGCGTGTAATATATTTATATCCTATCCGTTAAGCAAAGCCAGATTGAAAATTATATATTTCTAAAAATGAAAAAAGTCGTATTACACGAGTTTCCAGAAGAATGGAAGCGTCTTCTTATGAACGCTAGATTCAAAAGTAAAGGCGTTAGGTCAAAACCTAAAAATAGGAGTAAACAATGGCAAATAAAAAACCACCAAAAGAAATAGAAGAAGAATTAAAAAGGTCTGGGAAAAAAGATGCTAAACCTGTAACTAAAGAGATGCGGGAGAACATAGAACAAGCGTTTGAGGAAATGGGTGGTGTTGAGGGTTTAATTGCATGGGCGCAAGCAGATGAAAGAAACGAGATGGCTTTTTATACCCGCTTATGTTCTAGGGTTATTACCGAGAAAAGAGAAGTAGAGGTGGAACAAAAGTCAACGTATGAACAGGCTTTATCAGAAATCTTGGATGAATCAAAGAAAAATGAAAAGAAAAAGAAGGCTGGTAAAGGTGTTAAATTTATAAGCGCAGAACAAGCGAAGGAATTACATTAGATGGCTAGAAATTATAGAGGGGAATATGATAACTACCACAGCAGACCAGAACAGAAAAAAAACAGGGCTAGAAGAAATGCAGCACGCAGGATAATGAAAAGAAAAGGTGTAAAACTGAAAGGCAAAGACGTACACCATAGAGACGGGAACCCTAGAAATAACTCAGCCTCTAATTTGGTAATGCGTTCTATATCAAGGAACAGGTCAAGAAAAAGAGGTTAAAATGTCTGATGTACTACCTTCTGTAGCGTTGCGAAAAATGCAACGTGCCCAAAGAAAGGTTAGGAATTTGGCTGAAGAATTAAATGATGCCCTAGCCGACCATGCGGATGCTGTCTTGGTTTACAAGCAAGCGATGAAAGAATTGGAAAAATCTAATATAAAAGAAAAAACCTAAAGGTAAACAATGGCTTTATCAAATGCAGAAAAATATGTTAATAAAAAATTGCATGAGAACTTTGAATTTTTTGCTGAATATATATTAAAAATTCGTTCCAAAGATGGAGACATTACACCCTTCAAATTAAATCGGGCACAAAAATATATAAATGATTCTATTAATGACCAGATAAGACGCACAGGTAAAGTTAGAAAAATAATATTAAAGGGCAGGCAACAAGGTTGTTCTACCTATACTGAAGGGCGTTTTTATTGGAAGACCATTAATAATTACGGGGTTAGGGCTTTTATCTTAACTCATGAAGAAGAAGCAACGCGTAATTTATATGAAATGGTACAAAGGTATTATGAAAATACAATAGAGCCAATGCGTCCTACTCGCTCTGTTTCAAATGCAAAAGAACTTATATTCGCAAAATTAGACTCTGGTTATAGAATAGGCACAGCAAGAAACAAAGGAGTGGGTCGCAGCTCTACCATACAATATTTTCATGGCTCAGAAGTAGCATTTTGGCAATATGCCGAAGAACACGCCAAAGGTATTTTGCAGGCGATTCCTGACACAAAAAATACAGAAGTTATATTGGAATCTACAGCCAATGGTGTAGGAAATTATTTTTATAATGTATGGGATATGGCAGAACGTGGAATATCTAGTTTTGAATGTATCTTTATTCCCTGGTACTGGCAAGAAGAATATCGTATGCAAGTACCTAAAGAGGGGCTTAAATTAACTGAAGAAGAACAAGAATTAATCAAATTATATAATCTGGACTATGAACAAGTAGTCTGGCGTAGAAACAAAATTGTAGATTTATCCAGTGGTGGGATTAATGGTGAGAAAGCCTTTAATCAGGAATATCCATTTACTGCAAATGAAGCGTTTTTAGCTTCAAAAGAAGATGAAGTTTTTATTGAATCTGACTTGGTACGCAGTGCGCGCAGGGCGGATGGCGTGCAAGAGACAGGCGGATTGTTTGTGGGTGTCGACCCCGCAAGATTCGGAGATGACCGAACCGCTATTATTAGGCGTAAGGGTCGGGTGGCTTACAAGCTACAATACTATGTCAAAAAAGACACTATGGAAGTAACAGGACTGGTACATAAAATCATCAAGGATGAGAAGCCAGAGAGAGTGTTTGTGGATGTAGGGGGATTAGGCGCGGGTATTGTCGATAGATTAAGGGAATTAGGATATTATGATATAGTAATTCCTGTTAATGGTGGTGAAAAACCATTAGAACCTGACAAATATCTTAATAAACGTGCAGAAATGTGGGGCGAAATGAAAGAATGGTTACGAGATACACCAACAAAAATACCTGATGACAACACACTACACACGGATTTGTGTTCTTTGTTATATAAATTTGATAGCAAAACGAGACTTGTTTTAGAAAGTAAAGCAGACATGAAGAAAAGAGGGCTTTCTTCGCCTGATGGTGGAGACGCTTTAGGCTTAACTTTTGCCTACCCAAGAGCTTCTTCTTCTCAGTTAAGAGATAAAAAAATAGAATTATCTACGCGCTGGATTGTTTAATAAAAAAAACGGAGTTTTGTTATGAACAAGGGGAAGGGTGGTAATTATTCTAACCTGAAACATTTTCAACAGGATGATGAAGGAAATATACTTCAATGTCCTCAATGTAAATCAACACATTTAATAAAACAGGGTAATGACGGCAGACCCTACTCACCACAACGCTATAAATGCAAAGATTGTGGTAGAAAAAGCTGTAATCCTATTGTTTCAACCGAATATGAAATAGACCAACAGTTAATTTCTTCAGAACGCTCTGTGGAAGAACTTATTGCTCATCGTGAAGCTGAGTTTGAACGCATGGAGAGGTCGGAACAAAGTAAGGATTTTATAAATATAAAAATTCGCGATAAAAAACCGATAGGTTTATATGTGATGGGCGACCCACACATTGATAATCCAGGTACAGACATCACTCAGATGATGGAACATATCAAGATTGTCAATGAGACGGAAGGATTGTACGCATGTAATGTCGGTGATATGCACGATAACTGGGCGAGGCGTACAAAGTTAGAAGGTTTATACGCAAAAGGAACTGTAACTTCCGATGAAGCATGGAAATTGGTTGAATGGTTGTGTAAAAGTCTCAACTGGGTCTTTATTGTGGGTGGGAACCATGATGTCTGGTCAGGAGATGGCAGACGCGACCCGTTACAATGGATGACAAAACCCTTAAAGGTAATTTATCAACCCTATTCGATTAGAATATGTCTAAACTTACCCAAACATAAGATAAGAGTCCATTGTGCACATAGTTTTAAGGGGGCTTCAATCTATAATTCTGCCCATGCTTTAGTAAGAGAGGCAATTTGGGGTTTCAAAGACCATCTATTACTAGCAGGACATCGCCATATTAGTGGCTATATGCCCCTTGTAGACCCTAATTCACGGGTTGTGCAGCATTGTGTCCAGGTAGGTTCATATAAAAAATATGATGACTACGCAAAAGAGAATATGTTTCATAATAAAATGAAATCTCCATGCGCTGTCGCAGTATTTAACACAAAACTAGATGAAACACACCCTGATTTTATTAAAATATTTTGGCAAGTAAAGGAAGGAGCAGACTATCTAAAATATTTACGAGCAGAGCACAATGGAAAGAAAAAATGAAAAAAATAATTCTTATACTCGCGTTAGCGGGTATGGTAGGTGGGTGCTCTCATTTTCAAAACACAATTAAACCGAATTTATTGTACGAAAAAGGCATGAAGTTTCGTGTTGACCAAGATATTGCAGCGTGTCTTAGAATATATAGTCATAATAAAATGAAACGTGGTGAGTTAAGATGTTACATTGTTCCGCCAGATGCGTTGGAACTGTGGATGTCAAGAACGCTACAGATACATACAGCACATGACTACAGTCGTTTTTAAGGATGGTGTTTTAGCTTGTGATTCGCTAGTAGTTGATGGAAATCAAAAACTATTAACACCAACACAAAAAATATTCAAGGTAAAACACTTGGTTGCTGCTATATGCGGTGATTATGAGCAAGCCTTTGATGCAGCCATGTATTTGTTAAATACAGAGCTTAAAAAACATTACGTTAAACCAAAAAACCCAGATTTTGAAGTTTGGGTATTCAATAAGGAAACTCATGAAAGCAAAACTTATAGAAATCAAGTCAAAACTGGTCATGAAATTCAAAGCCCTTGTTCAATGGGTTCGGGAAGTGATTTTGCGATGGGCGCGCTATTGTCTGGGGGTTGTTGTAAGAGTGCTATCGAGATTGCAGCAACTCTTGACACAACTACGGACAAAAATATCAGAGTGGTGAGATTATGGAAATTACAAAACAAGAAATACAAAAAATAAAAGAGGATATACATAAGCTAAACGCTTGTATTCAATGGCTATTGTATAAAGATGAAATGAAAGACGAGAATCTTTGGAAAGCATTAGAAGAAATTAATAAATCAGATGGCACAATAACATTCGAATCTGACTTTGAACCCAATTAGGAGATTACTATGTCTGATATAGACGAAATGATTGCTCAACAAACGGCACTTGCGCAAAAACGTAGAGGCAAAATACACAAACCTCAAGAAAAGAAACAAGAAAATATTGAGACTGAAGTAATAGAAGTTCTAAAAGAAGACGCTAAATATAGAAAATAGGAGATTACTATGCCAGTTGTAGGCGGTAAACACTATGCTTATACCCCAAAAGGTAAAGCACAAGCGAAAAAAGCGAAAAAACGCTTAGTCAAAAAGATGCGAAAGAGGAAAAATGGAAGATAAAGAATTAAAAGCATTACTGCAATCTAAAATCCATCATGCGATGGGTTTTCTAGGCGGAGAGTTATCAGCAGAAAGACAACAAAACCTAGATTATTATTTAGGTGAGCGTTTTGGAAATGAAGAAGAAGGTCATTCTACCTATGTTTCAAGGGATGTAGAGGAAATTATTGAATGGACAATGCCAGCTTTGACCAGAATATTCTTATCAGGCCAAAATGTAGCTGTATTTGAGCCAGTATCTCCAGAAGACGAACAGGCTGCACAACAAGAAACAGATTATGTTAATCACGTTATTTTTAAAGAAAATGATGGCTTCTTGGTGTTTTATGACTGGTTTAAGG